TTCCCTTTTCGTGCTGGAAAATTGGAAGGCTGGGCGGTCGTGACCATTCCCTTTTTATTCCGTTGCCTGTAAGCTTCACGGCTTTTTCAAGGTGTCCCCGCATCTGCAAGTATTTCTTTCGGTGTTGCGGCTTATCAATTATTTCTTGGGTAACCTTTTCGATGAGGTCAATAATGATAACCGCCTTTTCTTTATCTGTCATATCTTTTCATTTTAATTGTAAGCAAGTAAATCGCTACCTTGTGCCAGCCGTGAAAATATGTACCTAAGGGAATCCATGCCGTGATTATCCGCATCTAAGGGCGTGGAAGATTTGCGGTCGTTCCAAACGTAATTCCTTAATTCATATTTAATATTGTAAGAATCAGCCGTGACAACGATTTGATAATCCAACATTTTTTTAATCCCTTCCACGATTGACCCCGCCCCTTTCTCAGCTTTGTGTACATTCAATCCGCTTTGTTGCAATGCCTCAATCAAACGTGGTTCGCTTGTGTCTGCTACTATCATGCTATTTGGGTGAACGTAATGCTTCATCTGTTCAATGACCGCGTCATACGAAAGCGACTGTTTGTAAATCACCTCGTCAACGTATATCTTCTTTGCCCCCGTGTCAACCGCAACTTTAACCAATGCCAATGGGTCTGGATAAAATCCGAAGTCAAGCCCGTAGGCGAAAGGTAGGCTTGTGTCAAATTCGCCCTCCACCCAGTTTGGAAATATTACGCCCTGTTTCTTATCCAGCCATTTGCCCAAAAACCTGTGCGCGTATGCCTCAGGGTATTTGGTTTTAATCGCATCTATCTTGTTCGTGTAATCTTTGCTAAGGTTGTGGTAATTATCTAAGTACGTCGTATGTATGTGCGTTATATCCTCATGCGTGCTTATTGGTATCGAATGCCCGTCAATGATTTCCATGCGATGCGACTTTTCAAACCACCGCTTCCAAATCCAATGTTCCACGTCCTGAGGGTTCATAACCAGTACGACAATGTTAGGCGTATCGGGCATCCTGATTGATTCATCAATGGTATCAAAGTCCTTTTCGCTTACAAATTCCTCAGCCTCGTCAACGATAAACACGTTCAATGCGGGTATTGACTTTAGCTTTGCCGTCTGGTTTCCCGAACTTGTTTTAATGCCTGAGAATATTATTTCCGACTTTGTGACCTTGTGGCTTATCTGCGCATTGGTCATGTTAAATTCATCACCCACGCCCAACAAGTCAATCTTTTCACGGAACTCAGGGATAACGGAAATATTTGCACTTGATAACGTGTAACGCGTGAACAGTACCTTCCAATTTTTATAGGCTAATAACATATTACAAGCCCAAAGCCCCACGGTGAAAGACTTTGCCGAACCACGCCCACCCGTCATAAGGAAGTAACGCGTCCGCGGTTGCCAAAGGGCTTGATATTTATCACTAACCTTTATCTCCATCCTTTGTAAATATAATCGTTGGAACAGTCACCTTTTCCCCTTGTGTCGTGATATCAATGTTTTGCTTGCTCTTCCCATACGCACGGTCAAGGAGCAATTGAGCCGCCTTAATATCACCCTTTGCCGCCTGTTCCCTGAGCTTCATGATAATTGCCTCCGCCGCCGTGATACCGTCTTTCTCTTGCCCCATGACATTCGCCATGATAAGGTCAAGGGCTGGGAGCTTCTTAGGGCGACCGTTGGGGTTGCCTGATTGTCCCTTAACAAACGGTTTTGGATTATCTGATGGTTTTATAGGCATGACTGTATTACGACTGTTTGATTAAATACAAGAACTCATTTCTTGCTTTGTCATCATCCTTGAAAACACCCAGCAACTTTGTTGTAATTGTCCATGTATTATGTTTCTTTACTCCACGCATACACATACAAAGGTGCTGAGCCTTTAATGAGACTGCAACGCCTTTACAATTCAATTCACTTTGTAATCTTTCAGCGATTTGGGTTGTTATTCTCTCTTGATTCTGTAATCTATTTGCATATAAATCCAAGCATCTTGCAAGTTTACTCAATCCAACTATTTTATCATTTGGAATATAAGCTACATTTGCAACACCAAAAAAAGGTGCTATGTGATGTTCGCACAACGAGTAAAAAGGAATATTAGTTTGGATAATCATTTCATCTGTGCCCTCAGCGTCAAAGGTTGTAAAATTAAATTCCTTAGGGGTTAAAAATTCTTTTAGGAATTTAATATATCTTTTAGGTGTTTCCTTTAAGCCATCTCGATTAGGGTCTTCGCCTAAATATTGCAATATCCTTGTAAAATTATCTTCAACTGGCGCTTCGTTTTGTTCCCAAGGGAAAACCAACCATTTATCTTTTAACTCATTTTCTGTTTGTTTATCAAATAAACCTATAAAAGGTTTATTGTATTTTGCATAATTAATCCTTGTTTTGCCGCTGTCAATTAAATCGTCAATAATAATATCAGCATCCTCAGGATTTATAACAGGGTTCAACATAGCTGAAATATATGTACCCCCTCGAGGAACACCATAGTATTTTAAAGACATATCTAATAAAGATACTCTTTTTTTTATTTCATCCCAACTTACAATATATTCCATAACTTATGATTTTGTACCGATAATTTCCATTTAGGATTATCTAAGCAAAGTTTTATACAATGCTTTAAATTTTTATCGTTTATAGTAAATCCATCTGAATGAGGACTTATCCAATAATGTTTTGCTTTTATACTTGGATTTGGCACATCTTGCCCCTCGTGTCTAACATATCTTAATTCATCAACAGTTATATTGAAATTTTTCTCAATAACGTGTTCAGCTACCTTAGGACTTACACAAATGAAATCTAAGCCATGTAAAGGTTTATGTAATCCACTTGTTTCAATTGCTTGATAAAAGCCCTTAGATTTAAAATATGTAACTATTTCATCGGTTAATTGGTCTAATGGTTCGCCCCCAGTCCATGTAATTTCTTTACATCCTTTAGCATTTGCATTAATCCATTTTAAAATGTCTTCAACATCGTAATCTTTACCACTTTCAAATTCTGTATCACATTTTATGCCCATAGCAAAACAAGCCATTTTTGCTTTGCAACCAGTTGTTCTGATGAATATTGTTGGCGTTCCTACTCTTGCTCCTTCGCCTTGGACTGAGTAAAATATTTCTGATAATTTAAGGTTCATATACAACTGTTGAAGATAGCGTCTCCGCTAACGATATTTTAAAAATTGGTAAATTAGAATTATTTTTTATTTCAGTAAATAACCAAACTGCCATATTCTCTGCACTTGTTTCAAATGGAAGAGTAATGTAAGGTTCATTTGCTAAAGACAATATATTACATAAAACGTCATGTTCATGTAACAAAAGCCAATGACAATATTTTTTAATAATTGGCTCAACTAATTTGTCGATTTCTGAGAATAATAAGGTAACTCCACTTTTTTTATTTATTTCTTCAAACTTAAATGAACAAATAACTTTATAGGTATGACCGTGTATGCGACCACATTTTTCATCGGCATTTAAGTTTCTATGCGCCGCGTAAAAATGATATTTTTTTTCTATTTGAATCATATCCAATTATTTTTTTTCGCCTCGTAAAAACCTTTTACTCTTAATTCAGTTGCTGGATTGTTATTTACTCCCATTCCCCATTCATTCATATTTTGATTACCATTGTAATCAGTCAAAGTATCATTTATAATAACATCTAAACAACCTAAGTCTTTTGCTAATTTCCAAGTCTCCGCCTTATTTATGTACATTAATGGGGTATGTATTCTAAAATCTCCATTACCGTATGCAAGTGATAAAACATTTTGCATAGCATCAATACTCGTTCGTCTACAATCTGGATAGCCTGAGTAATCTGTTTGACAAACACCAGTAATCAAATCATTTATACCTAAATCGGTTGCATAGCTACCAGCTATTGAAAGAAAAAGTATATTACGACCACTTGTAAATGAGGCTGGTAAATCTGAGTTTATATGACTTTTATCATTATGACTTGTTTTCTCTGTTA